AGAAACTTTGATAGATATAATTTTGTATCAGAAGGTTTTAAAATATTACAGTATGAAGGTACAGTAATAGCTAGAGTTGGTTGGGAGTTCCAAGAAGACGAAGTAGAGGTTGAAGTACCTATTACTCAGATGATGCAAGTTCCTGGACCACAAGGGCTTCAGATGGTTGAACAGATTGTTGGTTATGAAATGCAAATGCAAATGAGAACAACAATTAATAATCCTACTGCAGACAATAGAGATAATAAAACATTATGGGTTGATCCTACAGAAAAAAGAAATATATCTAAAGCACAATTTGTTATAGAACATTTTAAATCTAGTTTATCTAAGTTGACTCAAGAAGGTATTTATGAAAACTTAGAAGAATTAGAAACCAGAAATGAGATGGGAGACTTAGATAGTGATGATGATACTTATGAAGATTCTGATACTAATGCGTTTAAGTTTACTGATAAAGCTAGAGCAGAAATAGATGTTTATGAGTATTGGGGTAACTATGATATAGATGATGATGGAATAGCTGAACCTATAGTTTGTACTTGGGTAGGTAATACTATTATTAGATTAGAAGAAAATCCATATCCAGATAAAGAAGTACCTTATGTGTCTACTGCGTTAGATCCTGAACCATTCTCAATTAATGGTAGACCAAATGCAGACTTACAATCTAATGATCAAAAACTAAATACATCAGTAATTAGATCTATTATGGATACTTTAGATTCATCTACTAATGGACAACGTGGTTATAAAGAAGGATCACTAGATCCAGCTAATGAAAGAAAGTTTAAAGCACATAAAGATTTCAAATATCAAGGTGATAATCCTGGATTTTGGGAAGGTAAACATGCTGACATAAATCCAAGTATTATTAACTTTTATGAGATGACTAAACAGAATCAAGCTGAATTAACTGGTGTAAGACCTTTTGCAGGTGGAACTGGTAGTTTAACATCAGCTACACAAAGTAAGATGTCTATGGACGCTGTAGGTAAACGTGAAGTAGATTTAAGTAGAAACTTTGCAGAGAACTTTATTATTCCATTGTTAAGAAAATGGTTAGCTATGATTAATGAGTTTTTAGAACCTGAAGAAGTAGAAAAGATTACTGGTAAACCATTCGTTAAACCTGATCCTATGGATATGGATGGAAACATTAATATTAGAATACAAGTTAATACAGCTGAAACTGATGCTGCTAAAGCTTCTGATATATCATTTATGCTACAAACTTTAGGACAATCATTACCATTTGAATTAACTAAAATGTTATTATCTGAACAAGCAGAACTTAAGAAAATGCCTGAATTAGCTAAAGCAATTGTTGAGTATCAACCACAACCAGATCCTATGGAACAACAAATGAAAATGTTAGAGATGGAAAAACTTAAAGCTGAAATAGCTGAAAGACAATCTAGAGCACAAGAAAATCAAGTTGATATGAAGTTGAAAGAAAGTCAAACAATTCTTAATCAAGCTAAAGCAAGAGAAGCACATGGAATAGCTGATGGTAAAGAACTTGAGTATGTACAAAATGCTGATGGAACAGCTTTCAAACAAGATATGGCTAAGCAACAACAGAAAGGTAATCAAGAGCTACAAAAGCAAATGATTGCTAACCAAGCTAAAGGAACATCTAATCAATAGTGATTTATGATATAATTTTATAAATAGTTTACAACTCTAATAAGTGCAGAGTATAAACTCACCTGATATTTCCCAATCTAAACGAAGGAAAACTATGAACGACGAAATTCAAACTATACAGATGACAATCGAGGAAGCTGAAGCTAAAGTAGTTATGGCAGATAAAGTAAATGAGTTACTAAAAGATAAACTGTTTACAGAAGTAATTACAGATTTATACTTAGGTACTGATTCATCAAGACTAACTATGCAGTTAGGTAAAAGTGATGAAAGTGATACTCGTATACAAGCTATGCTAAGAGGTAAAGCTGAATTCAGTAGGTTTATTGGTAATCTATTAAATGAAGGTGAAGTTGCTTACGAATCAATTCAAGAGCATAAAGAACTTTTATCAGATATAGATAAAGGCTAACCGATGGCTGAAATGACAGAAGAACAACTACATAACATGGACGATGAAGAGTTTGAATTAGCTCAAGCATCTATGGATGAGAATGTAGAAAATGAAGAAATTGTCGAAGATGAACCAACTGAAATAGTTGAAGAATCAGGTGAAGAAGAAAACAGTGAGGAAACTGAAGAACCAATAATTGAAGACGAAGTAGCTGAAACAGAAGATGAAGATCTTGCTGACGACGAAACGTTAGATGAAGTTGAAGATACAGAATCTCAAGAAGAAGTTGAAACTAGTGATGAAGTAGTTGAAGATAAATTTAATTATGAAACTAGTTATACTGAACTAATGAAACCATTAAAAGTATCTGGAAAAGAGGTACAAATTAAAAGTCAAGATGACATGCGTAATCTAGCTCAAATGGGTGTTGATTATTCTCGTAAGATGACTGATATTAAACCGCTAAGAGTTATAGGTGAAACTTTAACGAATGCTGGTTTGATAGTTAATGGTAAGTTAGATGAAGCAGCTTTAACACGACTTATAGATATCTCTAAGGGTGATAAGAATGCAATAGCTCAGTTAATGGCTGAGAACGACATCGACCCAATGGATGTGGAAACGGAAGATATTAATTATATTCCTACTACAACTATGGTAGATGAAGGATCTATAGCTATTCAAGATATCGAAAGAGAATTAGAAAGTCGTGGTAGTGTAAGTATCGTTGTACAAGAATTAGATAAGTTAGATGAAAAGAGCAAACAGTTTTTTAATGACTCTCCTGAAAATCTACTTAACCTTGATAACGATATTAGAAGTGGAGCATACGAGAAGATTATGGGTGCAGTACAATATGAGAAGACATTAGGACGACTTAATGGTATGAGTGATATGGAAGCATACATTCAATTAGCATCAAGCCAAAATACTGAAACTCAACCGTCTGCTACTCCTCCTCCAAGTTCTACAGTGGATAAGAAAAGAAAGAAGGCTGCAAGTGCATCAAGAAGAGCACCTGTCAAAAAACAAGCTAAACAAACTTATGATTTCGTAAATATGTCCGATGAGGATTTTGAGAAACACATGGTTGTTGATAGTTTATATTAAGTCGCAATAGCGCAAAGGATTTCAAATGGCTGGAGAATTAAGCCCTCAAATGTACGCAAAAGGTACAGCAACTAACGCATCAACTATCGATGCTCCCGTAACAAATGGTGCAGGTAATGCACAACTAAGTCCGTTTTATTATGATAAACAAGCGATAATCGAAGCTAATAAAAAAGCATTTATCGGTCAGTTATCTGGTGTTCGTAATCAACCTAAACACATGGGTAAAGAAATTAAAAAACATTTAATTATTCCAATGTTAGATGATAGAAATATTAATGATCAAGGTATCAATGCTGCTGGTGTTGTTCTAGATTCAACTAAATGGACTTCAATTAAAGCTAATGGTACTATTAAGTATGATAATGCTGATGAAGCTGCTGCAATCACTGAAGCTGGTGTAGATGGTACTGTTAAACAAACTTCTGGTAATGCTTATGGTTCGTCTAAAGATATCGGTACAATTTCTGCTTTAACTGGTGTTATTTCTGAAACTGGTGGACGTGTAAATAGAGTTGGTTTTTCTCGTGAAGTTATTACTTCTACTTTAGAAAACTATGGTTTCTTCTATGAGTTTACTTCTGATGACTTAAACTTTGATTCTGATCCTAAACTATATTCACACTTATACCGTGAAGCTGGTAAAGCGTCTGGTGAGATGACTGAAAAATCATTAATGATTGACCTTATTGAGAATGCTGGTATTGAAATCTTTGCTGGTTCTAAAACTTCTGTAGCTACAGTTGCTGCTGGTGACATGATCACTCTTGCTGAACTTCGTACTGCAACTAAAGTTCTTAATGCTAATGCTTGTCCTATGGATACTCAAATCATTTCAGGTTCTAGAAACATTGATACTAAAGTTGTAGCTAACGCTCGTTACGCTTATACTACTGATGATGTTGTAACTATTCTTGAAGATACTATGAATGCTACTACTGGTAAACATGCTTGGGCTTACGTTGAAGAATATGCTGATGGAGCTAAATACTCTAAATCTAACATCGCTAAAGGTGAAGTTGGTAAAATTGGTAAACTTAGATTCATTGAGCATCCAGAAATGGTAATCCAAGAAAACAAAGGTGCAGGTAACATTAATGTTAGTCCTATCCTAATTGTTGGTTCTGGTTCATTTACACAAATTGGTTTCCAAGCAAATGGTAACTCTGTTAAACATGAAATTATCTGTAAAAAACCAGGTAAAGAAATTGCTGATAGACAAAACCCTTATGGTAAAGTTGGATTCTGTTCAACTAACTACTGGTATGGTGTTCTTGTAGAACGTCCAGATCATATCGCTGTTATCTGGTCTGCTACAGAATAGTTTAAGCTCTAGGTGCCGAAAGGCTAACAACAAGAGGGCTTCGGCTCTCTCTTAATAAGAACAAGGTAATAAAATGATTGATTTAAACTATTTAGAAAGTAAAACATTTCCAGAATTAAAAGAGATAGCTGAAGAACTTGGTATTGAATTTGCAAAGAATATAAGTAAACAGAAGCTATTAGATAAGATTATTGAAGATGATAATGAAACTGAAGGTGTAGTTGAAGGTATTAAAGTACTTAAGAAAGAGACTGTAGGCGAATTAAAGAAAAGAATGAATAAAATACTTAGAGTTCGTATTTCATCAAGTTCACCACATAATAAAGGTCGTAATGGTATTACTAAACAAGTAGGTAACAAACACTTAGTTGTAGGTAAATTCATTCCATTCAATACTGTATGGCACATACAAGAGCCTGTGTATGAAGCATTAATGGGTAAAACTTGGAGAGAAACTAAGTTTAAAACTGATCCAACTACTGGTAATAAAGTTCCTGTAGTTAATGTGCATCCAGCATATAACATTGAGCTACTTCCACAACTTACTGCTAAAGAACTTAAAACGTTAGCTAAAGAGCAAGCTTCTCGTGGTTCTATACCATCAGAAAATGAAATAGGTAACGGTTAATTATATAGAGCTAACTTCGGTTAGTTCTACTATAGGTAATCTATTAGAACCCTAATAATAAATTAAAGGATATAGCATGGGCTATTTAAACGAACAAGATTCTTCAGCAGGATATGGGTATGGTGGTAACGCTGTAAATACTGCACACCAAAACAATCTAACAAATAACTTTAAAACAGCTATTACACCACGTAAATCGATGGCTAAAAACATAACTGGAACACCAACTACTAATATGATAGGTGGGATAGGTGGAACTGCATCTGTAGATGACTTATCGAATAGTATGTATGCAGCTTATGGACAAACTGTTGATCCTATGATAACTGCGTCAGGTGTTGGCTCATACCCTATGGGAAGCCAAAATCTAGTAGCTAATCCAACACAAAGTACAATGGTTAACCCACAAGTAGCTGCACTAAATAAAATGCCTACAGTAAACGACATGTCAAATAAGTCTGCGTTTACTCCTTACACTGATAACTCTGGAATGTTTGGTACACAACCATACAATGAACAGTTAGCTAATTACGCTCAAGTTAGTCTAGACAAGCTACCTGAAGTAGGTTCTACAGCTTATACAGATTTACAAAAAGGTATGCAAACTCAAGAGGAGTTTATGGGTACTCAAGGTACTGACTGGATGGGTGGAATAGGTGCTGGTATGGATATCTTAGGTGGAATTACTAATATAGCTTCATACTTTGATAATAGTAAACTTAGAGATAAACAAATGGAAGGTATAGATGCTAATATAGCTAACCTTAAATTTGCACAAAATCAAAGAAAAGACTTCGTAGGTAATACGAAATCTTCTTTCGCTTAAGGATAACTTATGGGTGGATATAGATCAAGTGCTGTCAATGTTGGTGCTATTG